GTTCAAGGGGGAGATGTGCTTCTTTTCCCATCTTCTTTACACCATGGAGTTAATAGTAAAAAAGGAACTAATATTCGTACGAGTCTCTCATTTAATGTTTTCTTTAAGGGAGCCTTTGGAAGTAAAAAAGACTTAGCTGAACTGATTATCGAATGAAACTATTCACGAACGAAAAACAAATTAAACGAGCGATTCAAGCAGCAGAAGATCAGGCAAACCCAATGAAAAAGAAATCGATACACCAACTCACACAAGAGTTTCCGAATAAAACGTATCGGGAACTAGAAAAATACAGAGACTCGGATCGATGGGAAGAGGCCATCGGTATCGGACATAACCATCCGCCAAAGGACGAGACAAATGAAGTGGAATAAATTGTATCACTACCCGCCGTCGACTCGGTCAACCACCGATGGCTTAAGAACCTATGAGGTGGGAGAACAAAAGCTACCGAGTGTTACAACGATCTTGGGCGCTACGAAGAGCCAAGATGCGCAGGATTCTATTGCCCGGTGGCAAGCACGTGTGGGCCAGGATCAAGCGACTAGGATCAAGGAACAAGCAGCTAGCCGCGGCACGAACATGCACAAGCATCTGGAACAACATATTTTAGGACAGGGTCATTTAGATTTAACCGAAGAAGGTAAGACAGCCAAGAGCATGGCGGACACCATTATTGAGAAGGGTTTATGCGATCTTTCTGAAATATGGGGCAGTGAAGTTGTCCTATATTACCCAGGTCTCTACGCCGGTGCAACCGATGTGGTGGGTGTTTATGACTATGAAGATTCAATTGTCGATTTTAAACAAAGTAACAAACCGAAACGAAAAGAGTGGATCGACGATTATTTTATGCAACTCGGAGCGTATGCCATGGCTCATAACTATGTGCATCGAAGCGAGATCACTCAAGGGGTTATTCTGATGTGTACCCCCGATAACTATTTCCAAAAATTTCAAGTCAAAGGGAAAGAGTTTATTAAATATCAACATCAATTTTTAGAAAGGGTAAATAAATACTATGAACAAAAAAAAATGCACCCAGTGCGGTAAAGTAAAATTTTTAAAGAACTATTTCAAAGCTAAGGATAAAAGATGGAAAAAAGCCTATTATAGGAGTGAATGCAAAGACTGTTCGAGTGCCATGTCGACTAAATATAGAAGAACAGAAATAGGATATTTGAGACACAGATATACTAATATGAATAGAAATTACGAAATAAACAAGAAAGGCCGACGCAATAAATGTTATTTCACTCTTAACGAGTTTATTGCTGCTTTTCAAAAACATAAAAGCATATACGGAATGAGAAGTGCCTGGGGACCAGGACCTAAACATTTAGATGACCATTTACCTATAACAATGATTGTCCAAGGAACGAGACGTCGTAAAGGGAAAAAGACACCACGACAATGGTCTAATTTAAGCGCAGACAGACTAGATTCAGACCAAGACTACACTTTACAAAATCTAATATTTATTAGAAATGATGAAAATCTTAGAAAGAACAGATCCACTTATGAAGACTGTAAAATACAGATAAGACTACACGAGGAAAGATTTAAAAATGAAAGGAGGGACTATGAACAAAAGAACCGTTAAAGATGTCGAGAGACGAATCTTAAGAAGTATGATGAGGGATGAGAAAGCCTTAAGGGAATTGCTAGACATAGCAACTGGTGAAACTCCTTATGCCCAATTGGACGGCTTAATGATTAAAATCGAGCAGCTTTTAGGCAAGGTGGTTAGTAACCAGAATAAGATTATGTTGCTTCAAGAATTAGTGTAACATATATGTCACACTGTGTGGTATATTTGTCACACTTGTGGCGAGAATATGGTGTCAAGAGTCTAGCGACAAGGGACTGCCCAAAAATCAAAAGTGAGGTTTTATGCGGTTGATCACGAATCTATAGGTTTTTTAAAAGTATGAAATCAGTGAATCAGTACTTTCACTTCTTCGTGATCTGGTGATTTCGTGATCAGTGAGTAATACCAAGGGTTTTAGAGCCTTTGCTTAAATGAGCCTTGTGATCCAACACTTATTGAGCATAGGGGCCGCGCGGAACTTTTGGGTCCCAAATTAGGAAAAATATTCTAGAAATGCTATAGGGGTAAGGTATGATAGGGAGAAACAAAAATTGGACTGGTCCTTCTGACTGGATCAATGAGTTTAATAAGGTACATAACCCGGACTATTACTATGGCACAGAAAAAAAGAAGAAAACCCAGAAGAAGAAAACACGTTATTCCAAGTCAACCAAACGAAATCCCGTATTCAAAGTATCGGATTGAATGGATTGATATACTTTCTGATTCAGGATGGGCTGAAGAAAAAGAATTTAACAAAATGAAATTAGCTACTCCCGTGAATGAGGGTTGGCTCTACTCTAAGGATAAAGAATCCATTAAAGTTTTTGCTTCGTATGATAAAGATGATGATGGGACTTTTACGTTTGGAGATCGTACCATGATTCCTTTGGCCTGTGTTAAGAGGATGACTAAAATTAAATAATGGATGAATCAGAGTTTCCCGGAGGTGTTGACTGGTTAAGTGAAGAGAAGTATAATATTTTAAAGGAGAAACATAATATGACTAAAAAGAAAAAAAAGAAAGTTGTTAAGAAGAAAAAGAAGAACAAGAAAAAGAAAAAGAAGAGATAATGGATAAAGCCATTAAAAAACTCAGAAAGCTCAAAGATCAATTAGACAAGTTAGAAGAAAAAGAAGATGATCTTTTAAATGAAATTGATTCAGCTATCGATGAGCTCGAAGAATCAGACGAAACCTAAGATAAAATAGGTTTTGGCTTCTTATCTTTAGGGGATTTATTTTTAGTTTTTGGATCTAGTAGTAGACTATTATCGTCTACAATAGTGGAAATTCTCTTATTTAATTCCTCTTCAGATAAGTCTTCAATCTTACCTGTTCTAATAATTTTTTGTTCAATATATAACCCACCTGCAGCTCCTCGTGCTTTCTCAGCATTGGTTGCAGCAGAAAAAGATCTTGATTTTTTAGCCTCATCCCGGATTTTAGCTAGTTCCGCTAAGTGTCCACCAAATGAGATAGCATATTTTTTGTATGTTTCTTCTCGTAGTTCTCCAATGTGTTTGAATACTAAAGGATAGTGTTTTGGATCTTGAAGTTGGCTCGCTTTTACTCTGAGAGTTGCATTGTCTCCTTCGTATCCTGCTTCTTTAGCACATTCATAGGCATATTTATGGCCTTGGTTGAATATTAATAATTCAGCAAATTTACGTTGCATGGGTGTGAGTCTTGTTGGTAATCCTGTCTTCTTTTTTTGTGGTAAATTTTCCATTATTGACAGTATAAGATATTATGTTTATATTGTAAATATGAAAGATAATGATGGCAGCGAACAAGATAATCCTGAACTATTTGGAACAGAGATAGATTATCATCGCTATTGGAAAGATATGTATGAGAAAGAGCATAAGCTAAGACTCGAAGCAGAAGGTGAAACTCATTTAGTCAAGGCTGTTGGCATGAATAGCCCTGAAATGAAAGCAGCCAAAGTAAAGATAGATGAGATGCGTAAGGAACTTGATAGAATTAAATTAGAAAATAATAATTTATTTACTAGGGTTGCTGATTCTCTTGAGGTAAATGAGTACCATCAAAATCTTAATAGTAACTTACAAGTGAGAATAGCTGAATTAGAAGAGGATAATAAAAGAATATCAAGACAGGTTGAAGATCATATTGAGAGAATTCGTAAGGCAGGACTGTAATGCTTAAAGGTAGAGATTTAATTATGATTTTTGACCGATTCGTAGGTCCTAAGAAAGGAAGCAGTGTTGCTCAGGATGCCCGAGTTCAAGTCCGAACGCCTGATGGAAAACATTATGATGTTATGAGTGTGAATTTAGTTGAAAATAAAATATTTGGTGCTAGAGAGACGCATCGAATAGTGATTTCTACACATGAAGAAGTGGCTGAAATGGGTGCGCCAAGGCTCATTGTGTAAGCATCTGTTATTGTCATTATTTTGATGAAACCTGAAACAAAATTATGGCATGAGCTTAAGAGAATTACACCACAAATTACATGGACAAGGCTTGAAAATACTAGTGTACTTGGCTGCCCTGATCTATTGGGCTATAATGATAATTCCCATTTTTTCACTGTTGAATTAAAAATAACATCCAATAACAAAATTCGGTTCTCGCCCCATCAAATTTCGTTCCACGTACTCCATCCAAAGAATACATTTATACTTGCCAAGAAGCCCAGTCAGGGCTCCTGCAAATTGTTTCCAGGTACTTGTATCTTGGCTCTAGTTAAGGAAGGTTTTAAGAACGAGGACGCTTGTTGCTTGTCGCTTGAAGCTTGCGGCTTGTGGCTTTCCGAGCTTGGCGCTTGAGGCTTGGAGACTTAGGCGCTTGCGGCTTGTAGCTTGAGGATTTTTTATTAGTAATCCAATTAACCGTTTTAAATTTCATAGTTTAGAATCATTCTAATGTAGTGGATAAGCAACATTGCTTATTTCTTTATTCCAACAATTCCGGCAGCTTCCGCACTCGTTGCCCTGTTCTTGGGCTGGGCAAGTTTTGCCCGCCCGAACAACAGTCGACGTATGGGGCCAGAACTTGACTGGCGCCTGGTCGATCATATGCGAGGACATACGAATAATTAAATTTTTTGGTACAACCTCTGGTTGCATCAATGTGAATAGTTTTGCTTCTCGCGTTGGCATCCAGTGACTAACAGCTGGCGTCCGGTTACATAC